CATTGCTTCTACCATTGAGGCATTGAACAATAAGTCATAAGAGTAGTCAGAAAAATAATTTGTTGGTGTAGCAGAAGTAAGAGTAGTAGGTCTGCTCACATGAACTACCTGTCCACTGTACGTAGAAGCAGGTGTAGGTGCAATTAAAACTGTACTATTATTACGTGGAGAATAATATCGTGGTTCTGCAGTAGAAGCTGATACAGGCCAGTAATCATTGATATATTCATCAGTTCTTTGAAGAAGATTAATTTTTGTAGAATCACTTACAATATTAATATTCTTTACAATACGTGTTCCTGTAGGAAGAGTAAGAATATTATTACCTAGACTTACAGCAACAGAAGTATACGTTACCAAACCATAGTCATCTAGGTCTTTGGTAAGTCTTTCTTCTGCACGATTGACCATGTTAGGTACATAGTCTAAAAACTCTGTACCATCATTCTCACATGCATTAATAATATCGTTTACAAGATACGTATAATTAGCCATAGAATACTGCTACCGTAGAAGCGGAAGTAGGAGCAGAAACTTTTATTGGACCATTCATACGAATGCCAAACTCAGGAACATACACTTCATTTACATCATTGTTTGTTGTATTTACAAACTTAATATTGTTGCCTTTGAGTGTTCCGTGTTCATCTGTAGATGTACCTGTAATTAAAAAAGTACCTACACCTGAAGCATTAAGAGAGCGAACACGTGTATCAGCAACTGTAACGCTTGAAGCAACATCAACAACTGCACCACTGCCTGTTATAAAACCCTGTCGAATGTTGGTTGGCATTTTACTTTCCTTTTAGCTATGTAATAAAACTAGGTTTATTATACTTCATAAAACCTAAATACAAAAGAAAGAAGGGTAGGGAAAATAATTTAGTTTTATTATTCCCTACCCTTTACTTTTTAATGTATTACGGAACTATTAGGAAGAACCTGAAGCACCGTAAAAACCACGCCAATCGGACCAGCCAAAGCTGTAACGCTCACGTGCTTTAAACCGAAGATTACCTGTATCAAAATCAGGTTCCATCTTAGTTTGAAGTGGTGCGCGAACAAACATCTTTGTACCGTTTGGTGCGTCTGTTTTTAAGAACCAAGCATTCGTATCAGTGAAACGATGGTTTACAAAGAAACCACCGGGAACTAGACCCTGATTACGAATAGCATTGATATCATTAACATTAGTAACACCATCTGTACCCTGTGTTGTAACAGTAGTAGCTAGTGCACTATTTAGAATTTGATCTGCAGTAAATGCAAGATCAGGTGGAATGTGAAGAGACTCTGCACGAATACCGATTAGAATACCACGATCATCCTGTGCTTTGGAGATAGTGATAAGAGCAGATTCGAGAGATGCTTCTGAAAGATCGGTAGCATCAAGATCATTATCTTGAACACCACCATCAATAACTGGATGGCTGTCACTGAATAGTGGTTGACCATCACCACCAAGATAGGAACCACTAAAGCCGTTATTGAAAACGTCTGCAGCTTTTACCTGCTTGGTATTTGCCATTGCACGGGCAAGGCCACGTGCACGTAGTTTAGCAAATGTGTCATAGAGGTTATCTTCCATAGCCTCTTCTGTAACTGAGAAGGCAAGACTGATCGTATCATGTGTATACCGAGCAGTGTAGCTTTCTTGTGCGTCATCATACTGGACAGCAGCACCTTCATTTTTAACAGGTGCAGTACCAAATCCAGTAAATAGAACTTCTTCTTCAAATGCACGATCTGAATTTTCAACATCGAATAGAGGTGCATGTTCATTATCAACATCCCCATACTCAAGTCCGAAAACGGCATTTAGACCGGGAAGAAGTTCTTTAGCAATACTAGCGCGATTAATAGCCATTATTAATTACTCCTTTCCCTCGCTTAGTTTACTGAAGCATCAGCAGAGATATATGCATCCACATGCTTCAAGATACGAACTTCCAACTTAGGGAAGGCACGCTCTGTAGCAACAGCAATATCATTACCGGGTGTTTCAAGAACTGCAATAGCACGAAGCATTGCATTTCCAGTTGTACGTGTACCAGCTTCAAGACCAAAACCGGACTTGCCAGTAAAGGTAGAACCTGCACCTAGTGTAACATTAAAGTTTTGTGAATTAATATCTCCAGCAGAAACTGTAGCATCTGCTTGAACAATGAATGTTGCTTGTGGATTATCAACAACAGCAGCATATGCTTCTGTTACTGAAGTATTAGCGGGCCAGTAAGTTGACCAATTTGGTTCACCATTAGCAACATAACGGCAACCCATGAAAACACCCATAGCTTTCTGAGTTGTAGTAGTTAGAACTTCAATATTCCCAGCATTGTTAACGACGATATCACCAGTAAAAATGTTAGTGTTATAGGCACTCGCAATCGGATAGTCATTTGTGGCTTTGCTATTAGGTGCACCACCACGAATGCGGGAAGGAGTAAGTCCATTTAGTGTCTTAGTAGTAGTCATAACACTATGTTCCTTTCCTTGTTAAATACATTGACAAACAGGAAAACAAACTAATCTTGAAAAGATGCTCGCCGTCCTGTTGTAACCTTTGATCGACTAGAGTTAGAGATAGGCATACGAGAATCAGAGTTGTTCATTAGCTGCATGTTAACAGCTTGTACTGCCTCTCTACTCTTGTTTTCATAATATTCTTGACGAGATTCAGCTAGGTCAGTAGGCATTTTGCCTAAAGCCAAGTCTCCACGACAGACCGCTCCTGCATATCGTCCTTCTTCCCTCACGACGGAAGATACAAGCATTTCAGGAACTTCTTCCTGATTGACTAATTCCCAACCTTCAGCTAAACGCTTGCCAATGTTTTGAATGTCGTCTTGTCCCTTCAAAGTAATTCGTAACCAGCGAAGAGACATTCCTTCACCTTTAAAACGGTTGCGAACTGTATCAGGAATATCTAACCAATTTGGTTCTTCAAAAACTCTACGAGTTTTATTTTCCCTCATGCTTGATTCACGTGATGTTGTATTTCGTGCCATTGTATTTTCCTTCCTTATCCACGCTTAACTATAAACACTGGTGTATTCGCCATCGGCTTGTTCAACCTTTAGCTTTTCAGCAGCATACTTTTCAAGTGGTATACCCCATTTATTTGCCAACCTTACATCCTCTTGAGTAAGTTTGACTTTATTATTACTCTGAGAAGTTTTTGGTGTGCGTGACGCACCCGCTACCACTTGAGCAGAACTTGTAGCCGTGTCCTGCAAACGAGGTGTTTCAGGTTCAGAGTTAACATCCTGAAACTTATGAGGATAACGCTGACGCAAACGATTGTCAACCTCCTCATAAAAATCATCATCTGAAGGATCATAACCCTCACCCTTCAGTTCTTGATCAACAGTAAGAGCAGCAGCAGTCATAATTTGATCCTGACCAAACCATGAATTTTTAGTTGCCCAATCTACTGCCTTTGGATCATACTCTTGAGTCTGCTGTTGCTGTTGTGCAATTTGTGTTGCTTGTTGCCCACTTGACTCTAAAGCACGATTATATTCTTCCCAAGCTACCTTCTGCTGTTCAACACGATTTTTTTCTGCATAGGCTTTACTCATGCTCTCTTGTGCTGTTAACATTCCGTCAGTATCACCTGACTCAACGGCTTGCTTGTATAACTGTTTAGCTGACTCAAGATTTGATTCTAATTGACTTTCAGTACTATCAATAGTATTCTTTAAACTTGAAGAAAGCTGTGTATCTCTTTCTTGTACTTGGCTACGTAGTCCTTGAATCTCACTACGTAGCTGTTGCAATTCTTCGTCACGTTCTTTACGTTGACGAATTAACTGTTTAATTCTTTTCTCTGCACCCTTGGTTTGAATACCTTCTAGTTCTTCAGGTCTTTCTTCGTTTTGTTCTTCTGCCTGTTCAACTACTGGTGCTAGTTCTTTTGGTTGTTCTTCTTTTACTTCTGGTTGTTCTTCAACTTCAAACTCAACTTTAGAACTTTCATCCTCATTTGAATTTACTTCAACCGTTGACCATTCTTCACTCATTATTTTTCCTTTCTTACCCGTTAGCAGCGAATCTAACGAATTGGTTTTAATTTACCCGCTGTATTAGTATAGTACAATAAGTTATTATAATATACAAATTTAATTTGAAAGATGATATGTAGGATCAAGTAGACTTGGTTTTTCAACTTTCATAATTACTTGATCATCAAAGATAAGAAGTAGTTTCATACCTTTATATATAAACTTCTGTCCTGAATACTTTGCGTAACAAACGTAGTCACCTACATCACACCATGCTCCATTAGGAAACTTGTCTTCGTCATTGTAAGCTAAGTCACCTTTCTTTAAAACTTTAGCAACGGTAGTTAGGTAAGCTACATCATCCTTTACTTTATCAGGCAGAATAATACCACCCTTTGTCTTTTGTTTTACTGCAACTGGTAGAACCAGCAAATGATAACCGGGAAGATTTGGAAGACTATTTAAGTCTAACTTAATATCATCTTCATCTGTTATCCAGTCTGCAGCATCAACTGCTTTATCCATACGTACTGCTTGCATTTAGTTGTTATCCTCCTCTTCATAGATACGTTGTTTTACAATGTGCTTGAGACATTCAGTTGCCCATTCCACACCTTCGATCACACCTACTGCGTGTCGATATTCATCGTAACTTGAAGCGTTGCCATATGCAAGAGAATTTTTTAAGTCTAGTATTTTTTCTTCGTACTTTAAATTTAACTCATCCCAAAAGTTCAAAACCTCTTATCCTTTACGTGTCTGTCCAATAAAGTTAGTAAGCATGTCTGCTGCCTTTAGTGCTTTATCTTTATCAATGCTTGCTTCTGTCTTGGCAAGATCAATAAGAGCATCCAAAGCTGCAATTGCTTTCTTTGCATTTCGATCCATTTCTTTTTCTTCTTTTGCACTGGAAAGATTAGCACCTTCTTTGAACATATTTAACTGTATTTCCATTTCTTTAAGATCAAGTTCACGATTCTTATTAGCAGCAGTAGCAGCTTCTTTTGCCATTTGTGTTTGAACTTTCTGTTGTTCAACACCCAGACGCTGTTGTTCAATCTGAACCATTTGTGCTTCAGGTGTAGCTGCCATTTGCATCTGTGCTGCAGCTTGATTTGCCTGTGCTACTTGTTGTGCGGCAGCAGCAATAACCTGTTCCATAAGTCGTGGGTCTTGTACGTCCACACCTGCCGCTGCAGCTTCTGGTCCATACTGTCCAATCATTTCTTTTGATACACCACTAATTTGTTCCTGATACTTCATTACCATATGTTCCTGAATGTTTGCCTGTAGCACAGGAACAATACGTTGCATCATAGGATTAGCACCGTTCATTGGGTCTTGTATGAACATTGTCTTTACTTGAATATGTGCATCGTGGTTCTGACCAACGAACGCCTGAATAGGCATACCCTTAACTGCAGCTTGAATATCACTGACAGGATCAAGAGGCATTGGTGAAGGTTTTTCAGGCATGATCTTATCCAGATTAGGAATGTTTGCTGCCTGAAGAATTGTCTTATTAAGTTCTTCTACATTGAACATACCGGGAGGTGCTGACTGAGACAACTGTAGTGCAAGCTGTGCCTTCATCATACGGTGTGCAGAAGAAGGAATATTAGGATCAGATACAGGAATAATATCAATCCTACCATCAAAGTCATTACGATAGATATTAATTGTACCATTAGGAATATCTACCATAGACTCATCAGGTAGATATTCAAAGTTAATACGACTTAATAATTTAAACTCATCGTGCTGAGACTTATGTAATCGTTTATGAATTGCACTAAAGAATTTGCTACTTGCTTCCAACAGTGCCATTGTTGTACCAACAGGACCGTAGCTTGCTGCATCTGAAATAACCTGTTCGGTTGTGTCGGCAAACTTCTGTGCAGTAGCAGTAACAAAATTAAGCATCTGAAACAAAGTTTGTGAAGGTTCTTTGTATGGTAGATTAATGATCATCTTAGACAGATCATTACCTGTAGCTTCAACTTCTCTAAATTCACCGGGAGCAATAGGATCATTATCACCTACAATACGTAAACCCTTTGCTTTAAAGCCACCGGGTAGATTTGCAAACTGACCTGCATCAACCAAGCTACGCATTGCTGCAGTTGCAGTCATTGTAAGATTACCAAGGAAGTGAATTAAACCTAAACCATAGAAACCAAAACCGGGAACAAAACGATAGTGAGTAAAGAAGATTTTCTTTTCTCTGCGTCGATCATCCTTGTTATAGTTTCTACGAATAGATAAAACCTGTCGGCTTTGTTCTTCAACAGTAACAATGTAAGGAAGAGACAAACCATCATCATCTTCAAACTTACCGGGAAGATCAAGATAACAGTGTTGCTCAAGCAGAACGTACTGTGGATCGTGACTACCAGAAGGAGACAATCCCATGATTGTATCCATCTTCTGGCTGATAGGAGCAAACTCTGGTGTGCTTGCTTCAGGTAGGTCTACCTCTGCATACATTCCTGCTGCCATGTCACGCTGCATTTCTACTGGTGAGCGATAGATAACATGCGTGTAGCGATCTGCTCTGCGTAGATCAGTGGCATAATAAGACACATAGAACTGATCAATAGGTACAAACTCTGATACAGGTCGGTTTAAACTGCTGTCAAAGTAAATCTTTTTAAATGCTGATCCAATAAGTGGCAGGTGAAAGAGCATACGCTCAAACTCGTCAAAGTACTCAGGCATTTGTTCAGTGATCTGGTAGTTCATAAAGTCTCTGACTCTATGACTTTGTTTTTCTTTTTCTTCTGATACTTCACCAATGATCTGAGACTTTACTGGTCCACTCGCAGGAAATAATTCTTGTGTTGCCTTTGACTGAAACTTAACTGCTGACTCAATAAGGATTGGATGAACTGCAGTACATGCTCCTTCAAATGGTTCTGATGCTTCTTCCAGCTTTAGACCTAATAGATCAAAGCCACGTTCAAACATACTTTCCCATTCTGCACGACTGTCTTTGTCTGCAGTAAAGTTATCATGTACTTGAATAGCAATATCTTCAAGAGCGTCTTCATCCAAATCATCTACTAAGTTTCTAAAAAACTCTTCGTCTTCCTCTTTGATCTGTTCGTCAGACAAGCCTTCATCTAAATTACTTTTAAACTCTACTACAATACCACCATCACTAGGATCATATTCCATACTTGCTTCAGTACCTTCTGTTTCAGTTTCAATCTCTACGACTGAAAGTTCTACTGAAGGAATAGGATCAAACGGATTGCGTTCAGTTGCCATGTTCTATATTGCCTTTGCTGTATAGTTGTAAGGATTACGTTCTACCACAGAACCACCCTTTTTAAAAGGTATTGTTTTACCTGCATCTGTTATCGTTGTTAATGATTTGTCTTTTTTAAAGTCTGAAGGTTTTAGTCGTTGTGAACCGTTTGCAAAAACAAGTGGACCTACTTGAATCATTTCTTCTGCAGATTTTAGTGGAGTACCTGTATTTTTATCTACAAAATAACTTGCACGATAAGGATTCATTCCTACTTGTATCCACTCTGATCCATCTTCAGGATCAATATATTTATTACTGTCTTCTACTTTACCTGCTAATATTCTTTTTGATCTTGCTACTACATCTTCATCAGGAACTTTATTATAATCACCATACATTCTAGCAATAGTACTTTTAGCAGTTTTTTCTTTTGCTATATTAGAAGCTGCTTTTGCTGATGAACTAAAATCTACATTTGTTAAATTTGCAGTTTTACCATAACCAATAGACTTACCACCTTGCTTTGTTCCATCATGGAATGAAACTACCCAAGTGTCAAAATTTTCATATGCTGGAATATCTAACCTAGAGGAAACTCTTTGACCAACTTCTAATTGAGTATTTAAATTAATAATACCTTTACTAAGTGTTTTATCTTTTGTAAGTGATCCAGCTATATCTTCAAAAGTAGGTACTTTAACCATTTTAGTAATAGGTTCTAAAGGTAAAAACTTTTTTGTAATATCTCTTTGTTCTTTACCTGTTATTTCACCTGCTAATCTTTTTTCTACTGCTTCTTTAACTTCAGGTTTTTGTTTTTGTTTTTGACTTACGCCATATTGTTTTTTATATTGATCTTTAAACTCATCTAATTTTTTTTCATCTGAAATAATATCTTGTAAATTTTTACTTGTTTTGCTTGCTGCTCTACCTCCGGGTACATTCTCTGCACCAACAAGAGCAGTTCCTAAAACTCCTGCAAGCATAGCTTTAGGATCACCTTCTGT